GCCCCCCTTGTGTAGCAATTTGCTAGAGGATGTTGTATGCCGTGAAGTAGAGTATTAAGCCCCTCTACTGACTTTATGGTCGATATGAATAGTTGTACTTCTCATCATATCATAATCGACTGAAGTCAATTCACGGTACCTTTGTCTGATCCTAGCTTTGAAAGGAATGTTTTCAAAGTTTAACTTATTGGTGGTCAAATAGTTAGAAAGATCAAACTGGAGATGGTGTGGGAGATCAAATGACAAAGCGATCTCAGCACGTATAAGTGGCTCATCTATGATGCCGATGTGCCGTCTCATTGAAAAGACATTGGCAGAGGTAGGATTAATCTTCTCTAAAATGCGCATATTGACAGGAGCATTAGAGCAAGACATCATAAAAGTAGCTACATCTCTGAAAACAGGAAAAGGGTACAGGCAAGCGAGCATGTAACCTAAAGAACCGTAGTAATCAGAGAGACTATTACGAAATTCGGTGTTGATCATGTAACCAGAATAAGATAGGATTTTATTCAAATTCTGAACTTGATAATAAACACCGGGTCGGATTTGTATGAATTTTGATGAGCAAAAATCCACATCGTGATAGTCCTTTCGTATTATCAATTTGGCATCAAAACCAAAATCAAGAAACGAATTCACTGCTACCTCTTTACCTCGAGGCCACCTAATAACACCGTCGTCACCATCGACGATGAACATGCCAGAATGGCCGGTATGATTACTGTCTTCAAAATATCTGCAGGCTATCCAATTCAAAATAGAATTGAACAATCCGGTGTCCATATCACCAGACCCACGACATCCTTGGAACTTAAATCTAATACCAGATGGAGTTCTTCCATTCTTCCACAATTTAGCTTCATACAATGACATGATAGTCTTGTCATCAGGATAAAGCTTGGATAACATATATTTCTCGATCCAATCAAGTAAAAGAACCCGTTGTGAAGATTCAAATTTACTATAATCATTTTCTACATACCATTCACCAACCAAAGCAGAGAACTTTTCGCCACGTTCCATAAAGTCACAACCTTTAACAAATTGTGGTAGTTTGGCAATGGCTTTCTCCATTGGGATGGTATAAAGACCATAATAAATATTAAATTTGGGATTCCTTCCCATGATCATTCGAGGGGGTTTCATTTCAACATATTTCTCGTTTTTAATAAAAGCACTTATATCGTTATCCTTGTTAATGTCAAAGCCCCGTTTTAGGATTTCATGTGCGGCTCCTAAATACCGCTGCCGAATAGCACCACGTTTTGTCTCGAAGAATTCCTCTATTGAGATTTTCCCAGTAAAATTGGGCATCATGAGAGCAAGAAGTTCATCACAATAGGAATTAACACGTTTCTTAATGTTCGTGTTGAGAACTGGTGTGTCCTTGAGATACCTATTGCGTAGACCAACATATTCGTTATGGTGGCATTGTCGCATGACAAAAACTTCCTTTGAGAATCCAGGTATAGAGAAAGCATTGACAAAATGACCTGGTTTACATTTAGCCAACGTCTTCGGACATGTGATGTTATTTTTCAATTGTACTTTCTTCCATGCTGCAATCTCGGATAGTTTGTCACCATCGCAGCATGTATCAGCAAGATAGGTAATAGGACTAGGGTCACGGCAATGACCCAGCCCGCTGATATGAAGAAAGTTGCGCCAAGTGCAAGGACGCAAAGCAGCAAAACTCGACACAAGGCCCCGAGAAAATACTGCTTCCATGAGAGGGTCCTGTCAAACTCCCTCTGTTGAGATTTATAACAGGTTAATAATTGATTTAAGCCTGAATCCGTTGCTTTCTGTACCGTAATGAGAAAACAATTAGTTTGAAAAGCCGTCATTGTATGAATCTTAATCTTAGCCAACTCAAGATATTTTAATCCTAACTTGTGAGAATGAACATAACATTCATCCCTGCTAGAGTAGGAATGAGATTGATTAAGACGAATATAATTCATCATAGCGTCTAAAACAAACTGGTCCGTTGCGACGTCAAATTGACTAGTGGCACTCAACTGTCCATGAATAGGACGAGCTTCAAACTCAGTACCAAATAACTTATTCTTGTTAGTAGATAAGTCAAGGTGGGTAGTAATACGTACGGATTTATTACCAAAAAGGTTTCCAAGAACTCCAGGGTCCTTATGATAATGTATTGCTTCAAGTGGAGTGTCATAGTCCAAAGGGAAAACCGGGTCTGGATCCGGTTCAGTTTTCCCGTCTGAAACCGGAGTACTCACAGGATCATTAACATTGAGCTCGTTTGTGAGTTTATCGAGCCTTGCTTGTACACCACTCACATCAACTTTATCATTCGTAGAAGGCAATAAAAGGTCGTCTTTGTCTTTACGAGGACGAGTTGATGGGAAGAATTTCTTCTTCTTCTTGTGAGGAGCATCAGGTTTTGGTGGACCTGGGTTGCTCTCGCCACCTGCAATGATGTAATCATCATGGCCGGTGCTAACAACAGCTTCGATGGATATTTCGCCGTTGATTATAGCACGACAGACACGATGGCGTCCATCATTAATTAAAAAACCACCGCGTATTGAGCGCGATAGTTTAACTGGTGGTCGATGTTCTTTAATGACACAGCATTCGTCAAAATCGTCAACGAAAAATTTGACCTCCATCATCTTAGCCATACGGGACAAAGGCAAGCCGCCAATGGCAACGCGCTTAGCTAGAGAAGGAAGATCAATTGATGGATAATAACCCTTGTAAGCCACAAGAGTATCATACATCGCTGAGTCGAGCCAGATATTATCCAAACTTACGTGCCCACGAGGTATAACTGGGCCAGCTGGCAAAGTTAAAAGCTCAGGTAAGGGCAACATGGATTGCAAATTTAAATTATCGCGTCTCCATGGTGGTACGTAAGCACCTAAAGGTCCGGGTGTGGTTGGGTTGGCCGGCCGGTCAAGGCAAGCCAAATCAGGCAAGCGGGTGACTAAACCGCCATTTTTGTTCAACTGCTGAGCATACTCATCCGAATTTGAATTATTTGTATTGTTCATTGGTTGATTAATGGGTGGGGATGCCACATTTTTCAACGTAAATGCATTTAAGCACAATCCTATTGCTAGGGGTTCCTTAATCCAGTAGCTGGTACGTTGAACCGGTTAACCATAATAAACCGGGATAAACTATCTCATAA